TGTCAGATTGATAGGTCGGTGTTGAGGGTGCTACCGCTGTAGTGACAGGCATTCCCTCCTGGTTCACGGTAGTCTCAGTCGTAGTTGTAATTGTTTCAGCTTGCTGGTTTGTACCAAAAACACCCACTGTAGCTTCTGAAGCAAATGTCACCGGCGCTAACAGAAGCATTATCAGTAAGTAGTACATAAAATGCCCATATGTTTAATTATTATTTTACACATTCTGGACGCCTTTGCCACTAATCTAGGTTTTCGCCAGCAGCATACAGGTAATCGCCTATAGCCATCATAGTCTTAGGGTCGTTTATAATAAAACTGTATAAAGAATCGTACCCGTCAATACTAATGGTTATAAGCTTATCTTGAGGTAAGTAGTCAATAAGTAGCTTTTTGTTGCTTTCCGGGTCGTCTACGACCATAGATAGTGATTCAATCATGTTATCCTCTCCAGTTGTTCTTTGATTTGTTTGTTCCACTCCTCAATCATCTCTCGATAATCAGCGGTGTAGAGCTTCTTCGGTTTATTGGCATCCGCCAGCATCTGCCTTACTGTCTCATCGCCGTACATATCTTGCATATATAGCGTGTAATTCTGTGCAGCAGAGCCATGCTTCATACCAAACTGGTTACAATATACGCATTGGGGGTGAACATTCTCTTCCTCCAAGGCCCAGTAAGAACTAGACCCTTTAGGAATAAAGTGACCACCTTGCATACCCTCGTTCCAAGGCTTTGTACAGCCGCAGGAGACACAGGAGCAATACCCGTTATCATCTGCCGCCTTGAGCCTTACAAGCTTCTGTAGAGCCTTTAAGGCGTCTTTACGAAGCTGTTGTGCAGTCTTAGCCTTCTTTTTTGGCATACTTCAGTTCATTTTCGTGTTCAGCGGTTGACTTAACATTGATGTATGTACAAGACTTAACCAGAATACCCTTGCAGAAGTAGCCTAGAAGATCACCTTTGGCGCTGTGGACTGGCTCCAATAAAGCGCCGCAGTCAGGACAAGGGTTCACTGTGACACCCATTAGAATGGCACATCGTCTTCAAAGTCGTCACTTCCCGCTGGTGCAGCAGCTTTAGGTGCATCCTTCTTCCAAGAATCTTTCTCTTGGATAGACATACTCATAAAGCTCTTACCTGCTTGGGACTTCTTAATCCAGGCAGATACCTCAAAGTCTTTACCACCAACATTCAGTGGTCCCCGGTAGTCAGGCTGATTACCCTGCTTGCCATCGTTCTTAAACAATGCACCAGAATTGGTGTTATCATAATCGCTCATTTCATGCTCCCTTCAGTAGTCTACGTTCTTCAGTTGTAAACGGTGCAGAAGATACCTTGGTAGGTGCCTTCCACATCGCTCGTTGATCGTCTTCTTCAATCTCACCAAATGCTTCTTTAGCGAATTGTACATTCTCTTCACTAGGATCGGCTAGTAAGTCTTTAACAGCGTCTACAGACTCCTGGTTGCGCTTAACAGCCTGTAAGCATAGATCCCATTCACTTGGTTCTACAAGCTCAAGTGACTTTCCCCGCATCATCGCAGCCTCTGCGTCATCGTCAGCAGTAGGTATACCAGCCATCGCCTGTAACGCATAACGTCTAGCGTAGGTTATCGCACTACCGCCGGCTTGTGGGTCAGACTTGGTTATAGGTAAGTAGAACTCTGATTCAATAAACTGACCAGAGGTATGCATGAGGATTGTCTTAACGCCGATACCTTTACCACCATCAGAGGTAGTCGGTAGCTGCACATAGGACAAACCGTTCTTGTTGAACGGCTCCTTGATAGCTTTGATTACGCTAGTGAGATCAGCGTAAGATGATTTAAAGAATGGATTCTTAGCGTCTTTGACAGCGCCTCCCATCTCATTCTGGGCCTTACATAAAGCTGTTGCCAGCTCGTTTAGGTTTTCTGACTTATTCATCGTCCTCTCCCTTTTCTACTTTAATCTTTTCTAAACGGATAGATGCTTCACCCAAGATCGAATAAATATCATAGTGCTTAATTAGCCATCCATGTGGGCATAAACTAATCCAATTAATAAAAGCTTTCTGTTCAGCGTTATCCATATCCCTCTCCTAAAATGGTATGTTATCGTAATCAATAGAATCTTCTTCTAGGTCATCGAACACTAGGTCAGCTAAATCTTCTAGCCATCCTAAGAACTCCATACGATTATAGCCCATATTCTCGGCTGCACATCGTAATGTGGACAAAAGTTCATGTTCGATAGATGCTTCAGCATGATCTGCTGGGAATGTATCTGGTTCTTCGATAGGTACTAACTTTTTAATCTTGCTCATAAACCCTCCAAGGATTGTTAGTGGTTAGCTTTATATTCTGCTTCAGCGATGTCTTTCTTCTGCTGGATTAAGAAAACATACAAGTCTCTAATCTCAGCTTCTAGTGCAGCCTGGCGGTCAGATTCTTGCTGGTAGACCTCAAGACTCTGGCAATACTCTTCTTCCAGCTCTTGTGCGTCAACATAGCCAATAAAGAATATTGCTAACAGAAATGATACTATATAAAAGAAATATTCGTTTTTCATTACTCTCTCCAAAGATAAATTAAAATTAATAATACAGTTAAGATTGCCACAAAGTTCCCACCAAATAAAAATAAATCACTCATCTTCACATACTGGGCAATAGGTTTCGTTAGTTTCTCCAGCTCCATAGCAAGTAGAGCAAGTGGTTCCTTCATGGTAACCTTCTCCTGAGCCGCCGCAATCATCGCAGTGCATAAACTCTAGCTGTGAATTACACTCTTCACACTTTCCAATAAATCGTCTTCTCATAATTCCCTCCAGAATTTGCTTGACTCAGGAAGAAGCCTAGACTACATTTGAAGCCTAGTCAACAAGAGAGAGGAAAAAAAATGGAACAATATCTTGAAATAGTAGGCTACTTCGGTAGTCCTGGGAAAGTAGCGGAACACTTCGGAATCAAAGTTCAGTCTGTGTATTCTTGGAAAGAGGGCATACCTGAGCAAAGATTACGAGAATTTAATCTAATAAAAAAAATGCGAGGTGAAGAATGTCAGCAGACAAATTGATAAGCAAGCTGAGCTTCGTCAAGGAAGTTAAGCCTCGTAGGAATCACAAGCGATCCTGGATAGCACAATGCCCGGCGCATAAGGATAACAGTCCAAGTCTTTATGTTGACGAGGGTGCATCTGGCAATGTCTTGATTAAGTGCTGGTCAGGCTGTGGTGCAACTGAAGTCATTGACGCTGTAGGTGTTCATATTGCTGAGTTGTTCCCTGATGACGATTACCACCCAATATCTAAAAGATTCAGGAGCGATGCAAACTACCATGAGCTGCACTTGGAAATCTCTCAAGCTAGCAGGGAGAAAGGCGAGAAGCAGAGTAAGGCTGATAAAGAGTCTGAGTTGGCATCTTATCTGGCTCTCAGAGGCTCTCAGTGAGTGCTAGAGCGACATTCTGGGCTTGGGAGGTAGAAGTACCTTCATCGGAGAAGCTTGTCCTGCTTTGCTTGTCAGATTGTCACAATGCAGATACAGGTCAGTGCAATCCCAGTGTGAGCTATATATCAAAAAAGACATCGCTGGATAGGAAGACTGTTTTGAAATCTTTGAGGTCTTTGAATGATCGAGAAATACTCAGTAGAGCTAAGGTTGAGGGTTCTAGTAACCAGTATTTCTTGTCTATAGGGGGTAGCCCAATATTGGGACATGGGCAGGCCCATATTTCCCCAGAACCAGTACCAAATTTGGGACACAAACCTATAAATAAACCTAAAAAGAACCTACGCTGGGAAAAAGGTGATATGGAAACAGTTGAATCCATATTCAATTTACTTCTAGCGTTAAACCCAAAGCACCGCAAACCAAGCATGGATTCATGGGCCAATGAAGTGAGATTGATGCGTGAAAACGATGGTCATTCCCATAGCGAGATCATGGATTTATTCAGGTTTGCCAATAGCGATAATTTTTGGAAGTCAAACATCCTCAGCCCAAAGAAGCTGCGGGATAAGTGGGATGTGCTGACAATTAAGAAAGGTGATACTAAACAAGCACCTACTGAAGTTTGGATATAGGTAAGAAACTATTTTTAGTTAAATTACCGATTGAATATTCAATGAAATTTTAGAAAATTCAACAAAAATGGAGAGAGATATGCAATTAACAAAAAATCAAAAAGAAATAATTAACGAAAGGCTTGATATATGTGATGAGATGGCTTTTGTGGCAATGGATGATCTACGCAGGTGGGAAGACTGGCTTGACTGCTGCAAGTTCATAAGAAAAAGAGCTAAACACTTGATTGAAAGGTTGATTACAAATGCAGATTTAGATGATATTGAGTTTTGCATGGTCAAAGATATTTATTATTACGCTAGTCCAATTAGAAACAAAAAAGGATCAGAATTATCCCATAGATACTTACAAGTAAAATTGGAACAGTTTTTAAAGGATAAAGGTATTAATTTTGTCCACCGATCAGAGGCTCCAGATTATGATCAATTTGAAATACCGTTTAAATTGATAGAGGGAGGAAGATAATGAATAAGATTGATTTAACGGATAAAGAGCTTTTAGGCTTTATAGGTAAGCAGGAATCGCAGGAGATAGGAAGCTTTGACTCCTATAGCGATAGGTTAGTGCATCAGATGAGCCACGGCACTGGGTTGATCGGCGATAAGCTACCCTGGTCTAAGACTCACAATGCAGTGAGATTGGGCGAAGGTCAAATGAGTATCTGGTCAGGTATCAATGGTCACGGTAAGACTTTGCTGTTGAGTAATGTTTGCACTTACTTGATGGCCAGAGGTCGCAGAGTGCTGGTTGCATCAATGGAGA